CCAGTGGTTATTCTATGCGCAGAATCTTTAAACTGAGCCCACGTTTCAGCAGATGCTTGAATGCTTGATTTCTTAGATAGAAATTCTGTTGCTTTGTCAGTATTGACAACTACTGGCGCTACAACGCCAGACAGCTTTTTCACAGTATAGCTCTTTCCGGCTCCAGGCAGGCCGATAACAAAGATTGCCTTGAAGATACCTTTGTCATTAACGGACTCATTTATAAATTGTTTAAAGGTGACCATTGTTAAGAGTCCTTGCCAGGTATCAATGAGGCATGTACCTTCATTCCACGTCGACGCATTTCTTCGATTATGCGTCTAAAAATTCTTAGTTCAATAACAACGCACTTACCTGAAAACCATGATTCACCATGTAGCCTTAAAGAACCAGGTTTTTGCAAATTCAGGTGAAGTCGGTTGGGCGTCATAAGCATCGCGCTCAATGCCGAAAACTTTTTGTCTGGATGAGCATCAAACTCTGACAATAGCTTTTTACCAAATGACGATACTTTCCCTGGAAGGGCCTTGCGCAGAGCATCTAAATAAATCTGTGCTTGTTTCTCTGGCATGCGTAGAATGTTGTAAAAAGTGCCAGGACCATCATATGCCTTGACAACTTTTTCTACATTAACAATTGACCTACATACATCAGCTAACACAAGCAGCAACATAAGTGAGTTCGCATGAGTAAGCTGCTTGTCTAACAGCTGCGCATCTGTGAATTTATCTGCAGTATTTGGCTGAATACCAAACTTAGCAAATACTCTGGCTAGTTCTGAATTCAACAAGTATAGGTCAGTTGATAGTTCAGTTAACAGCGTATCGTGTAGATCTGCTTCCTTGGCCGTGCAGACATCTACACCGTCAAATGGGAAAACAGCATATGTTGAACCTAAATACCCACTGGCCTGTTCCTCATTGTTAGCGCATATTAGCGACTTACTGCGCGATGGGAATTCTTTCAGATGTGGAGAAATATCCATCATTAATTGATAGAGGTTATTGGTATCGCGGGATGTTCTGCTTGAGTTAATAGTGTCTATGACTGCTGCTTGCTGACTCACATTCTCCATACCACGCCACATTACATTCCCTGTGGCAATATCTGCCAAAGACGCTTTACAGTGCCTATTCAATAATTCTATTGCCGCAGAGACATCCAACGCAGTGCGCTGCCACGCACTAACAATAAGCGTCTTGCTCTCCAGCAACTCTCCCGTTTTCATTCACCTTCCTTAGTCTCAGCATCTATTGAAATCATCCTCATGATGTCTTCACGTGATGCTACTACTACATTGTTCTGTGTTTTACCTGTTGAATAGGGAACAAAGCTATTACTGCGCTTGCGGTCAGCCTTTACTTTCGCGCGCATTCCAGCAGCATTCAATGCTATGTTCAAGTAAGTTGCTGCAACTTCAGCATTCCGTGCAGCATATCGAGGTTCTATTATTTCAGCGTACTGCATCTGGTTTTGAAACGTCTGCATTGCTGCATCATGCACTGCATCTATCTTCTGGTCAATTTCTAAATCTTCTTTATCAATATCTGGCGATGAAGATTCAGCCTGCAGGGTTGCCAGCTCATTTGCACTTATTTGTTGATACTCAGTTACTTCGCTAGATGGATGCTCAATTTCAAAGAGCTCATCAAGCGGATTAGTCAGCTTTGCTTTCATACAGCTCTCCCTATCTGTGGTGCCTGACGAGGTGCAGTACCTTTGAAAAGCGTCTTCTCAGTCACTACACGAAATGTAGCTCCATTTTTAGATGCATATTCTGCTGCGGCTATCCACTTAGCCTTGTTGACTCTCAGAGCAGTAGCATCTCTTTCAGTCATTTTAGGTGTAGCCACCGTTTCTTTGTGTGGTTTGATTTCAATAATCTCTTTGCGCAAGCTACCATCTTTATGCGTATACAAGACGACAATATCTGGGAAGTAATTCCGTACCTTCATGTCAAATGGATGAAGGTAAGGGATAGAAATTTCTTCTGAACCCCATCTTTTAACAGCAGCAGTACTATCTAACCACTGGAGGAATCTAAGTTCCCATGAGCTGCGGAACATTATCTTATTGACATTGCCCAGGTATTTTTCTGGATGCTTTGGGATAAAGCGCCCCTTCATAGTAGATTGCGCACCTCGCATTATTCACCCTCCTCACCACGTGGAATTGCTGCAGAGCTTTGCTGTCTAGCAGCTGCTCGCCCTGGTACTGTACTGTCTTTGACTGGTGGTCGATTAAATCTACCAAAGTTGCTAGTAACAGTACTAATCGCACCATTCAGCGCAGTCGACAATGCACCAGAAGTTAAACCACTAGCAATCCCTGAAAGTGGAGTGCTAATAGCAGAGCCGATAGCCGAAGCAAATCTGCCATTACCAGCAATCTGTCTTACTGCCTTGTTGATACTATCTGAAGTAACTTCTCTAATTAATCTACCACCCTGTGATGCAATAATTCCGGCAAATGGATTTGATGCTCCCGCGCTTGCATTTCCACGCGCACCAATAGAAACGTCATATGGAGCCGTGCGCGCGCCCGGAGCTACAAACTGATAGTTAGGCGTTGGCGCTGACTGCGGATTATCTACTTTAACCATTTCCATCCAGTCATAGTCAAACTGCATCGTGAGCAGATTTGGGTCAGAAGACTCATGCGATAATTCATCTAAGTCAAATGATATGATTCGTGGATTTAGAAAGTCGAAGATGACGTATTTGCCACGACCTTCAACTGGGTCGACGAACATCTGCTTAACTCTAATAACCTCAATGGCGCCACCAAAATTCGTGTTGATGACGCCACGATGCGCAACATCATCTCTACCAATAAAGTTTAGCCCACCAAAACGCATTCCATTTCCAGTAGTAATTGAATTGCTTGTAGGCGCCGTGGTGCTATCATCTCTCTCCAATGAACGGCGGGTAATTGGTTGATGGATAAGCATCAACGCTCTGAAGAAGTCAAATACTCTATTGCCTACATCATCCATGAAAGACAGCGTAAGTTCACGGTGTCTAATCTTCTTGAGGACTTTGGTTCTAAAGTTGTATTCATTAACATCATCTTCGTACTCAAAGTCTACTTTTGGGCGATCTACTGTCTTGATGAGAAAGGTAAAGTTGTTGTTTCCAATGCTGCCTGATGGGCCAAAAAGTGATGGCCAAGCATCACGTATTTCTGGCTTAAAGATAAACTCTACTTTGAAAAGAAACTTTAACTTTGGACGGTAATCAGTAGTGCCTGCAAGAGCTGCAGCATAAGAAGATGCAATCCACGTATTGCTCAGATCTACGTTATTATCTCGTGCAACACCACCAGGTGCTGGTCGAATTGAACCGCCCCGCTGAAAATCCTCAACAACTGCCCCAAATTGGGACAGGGCCTCTGTCTCAAGAGCCACGCGGGTTGAATTCAGGACAGAACCAATTCTAGCTTTAGGCATTTTTCATAAGGAATATAAACCTACTTTATTTACGGTACCACCACGTATTCTTTGAAGATAAGTGGATCTGCGCATCGGTGTCAGACTAATATTTCAGAAAAGTGGTACCCACATACAAGAAAGGGAGGCTGTCATTTATGACAGCCTCCCTGTTCAATTAGTTATTGATAGAATTAGGTGTTAACGTTACCGCCTAGAGCTGTACCGTAACCAGCGCCAGATTCAACGTGACGTGCATGGTCATAGCGCAGTGACATAGTGATAGTAGCTGCTTCTGATGCTGAATAGTCACGATCACCAAAGTCAGCATTCATTATCTGCACACCTTCAAGAATCCAAGACTGTACAACCCCCTCATCACCATCAAGTTGGTCAATGACTGCGCCAAACTTGTAGTCTGAACCAGTGGCTGCACGGTTAAACCAGCGTCCATCAAGGTCAGAGCCAATCAGGCGTTGTTGAGTTTCAAGTTGATTCTTGATTACAGTTGCTGCCAAGCCAGTGATGTCATCTTCAACCGTGACGCTAATAGGCTCCCAGCTATGCTTGCCGGCAATATACGCAACTGAGTTGTAGCGAT